CGCAAGCCCGCCTACCGCAAGGTGACGGTCGACTTGTGGACCAGCATCACCTTCGCGACCCCGGTGGACACCGGCCGCGCTCGGGCCTCATGGAACATCGCCAGCGGGACCCCGGACCCGAGTGTGCCGGATGAAGGCGTCACGTTCGCGAGCCCACCGCAACTCGACACCGCCGAAGTCGGGAAGATCACCGGCGAGACGGTGGTCTGGATCACCAGCAATCTCCCGTACATCGAACCCCTCGAACACGGACACTCAAAGCAAGCCCCGATCGGGATGGTGATGGTTTCGGTGGCGGAAGTCGTCGCCCGCATCCAACTCTACAACGAACAGACCATCACCCAATGAGCTTCGAAGTCACCCGTTCCACCGTCGCCAGCTACTTCTTCGACGAATGGGACCAGAGCGTCCTTCCGGTCATCCCGGAGAACAAACCCGCACCGGTCCAGACCGGCGCGTGGGGGCGCTTTTCGATCCTGCAAGGGGCGACTGAGCCAATGGAGATTGGCCGGGCGAGTGTGCGCGGGGTCGGATTTGCGGTGCTGCAGGTGTTCGTCCCTGAGGCCGGCGGCAGCAAAACCTTCACGGATGTCGCGGACGAATTCGCCGACATCTTCGACCTGCTCCGACTTTCCTCGCCCCCCACCTATATCGTCTTCGGGACCGCTTCGATCGTCGAAGCCGGGACGACGAAAGGTTGGATCCAGAAAAACATCCGGGTGGATTTTCGGCGCGACACGCACGCTTGATTTTCCGCCCCCACCCACCACCCTACGACCATGGCCACCACAGACGCTAACTACACCAGTCTCGCCTACGATCAGGAAACCTCTTACGGTGTCCTGCCGGGCTCCCCACAATTCCGCGCGCTTCGCCTGACCGGCGAAACACTCGGCCACGCCAAGGAAACCATCACCAGCGCCGAACTTCGCTCGGACCGTCAGGTGCCGGACATGGCCGAAGTCGGATCGAGCGCGAGCGGCGGGTTCAACTTCGAGTTGTCCCACCTTGCGTTCCGCGATTTCTTCGAGGCGCTTCTGTGCGGGACTTGGGTGGACTACAACATTTCGGCCGTATCGGGCGACTTCGACGCATCGTCCAGCACCTTCACCGCCACCACGCCGGGCGACCTCGCGGATGTGCCTGTCGGTGGTTTCGTCAAGTTGGCTGGCGCGACCGCCACCGGCAACAACGGCATCAAGCGGGTCATCGCGAATGACGGCGATGTCGTGACCTTTGCGGCTGGCGCGATCGCCGCGGACGCCACCGGGGAGTCGATCGACTTCACCTGCAAGGACCTCCGCAACGGTACCACCCGCCGTTCGTACACGTTCGAGCGCCAGTTGGTCAATTCGTCCGACCAGACCTACTACCAGACGTACCCCGGTTGCTACATCGGGCAGGGGACGCTGAACGTCGAGTCGAAGCAGATCATCACCGGCACCTTCAACGTGCTCGGGAAGTTCGGCGAAACCGACACCGTGTCGCTGAACACGAATGGCCTCGCGGCCGCCACCGGCACCCTGACCGCCACCGGCAATCCGTCCGACGGCGACACGGTCACGATCAACGGCAAGGTCTACACCTTCCAGACCACCCTGACGAACTCGAACGGCAACGTGTTCATCGGCGTGTCGGCATCCGCAACGCTCGACAACCTGATCGCGGCGATCAACCTCGCGGTCGGGGCCGGGACGACCTATGCGGCCGCCACCACCCTGCACCCGACCGTCAGCGCCGCCGCCGGCGCGGGCGATACCATGACCGCGACCGCGAAGACCGCGGGCACCGCCGGCAATGCGCTCACGACCACCAAGTCCTCGACCAACCTCGCGTGGGGCGCCGCGACCCTGACCGGTGGCACCGCCCACACCTACCTCGCCGCTCACCCGGGCGACATCCTGAACGGCACCAGCAACCTCGGAACCATCCAAGGGACCGCCGGCACCTTCACGGACAAGCTCCGCATCTTCGCCTTCGATGTGAACAACAACCTCCGGGGCAAGGACGCCTTGGGCGAGTTGGGCAACTTCGAGGTCGGACTGGGCACCTTCAGCGTGACCGGGAACATCAGTGCGTACTTCGCCAACAACACGCTGTACCAAGCCCTGATCGACCACGACGACAATGCCATCGGGATCACCCTGACGGACGGCGACGGCAACACGATCGCGTTCACGTTCCCACGGATCAAGTGGGGCGCGGGCAACCCGAACGCGACCGGGATCAACACCGACGTCATGCTCGACATCGACTTCACGGCCATCCGCGACCCGGACACTGGCGTGACGATGATCGTGAATGCTTTCGATGCGTAGCGTTTCGGGGGTTTCACTACGCATCGGACGGCGGCACCTATTCTGGGTGCCGCCGTTTTCGTTTGACGATCCAGCCGGCGCAGCGACGATCCGGCCACCATGGACATCTCCAAATTCAAAGTCGCCGAGGACAAAAAGGAAGGCACTTGGTTCAGCTACGAAGGCGCGGAATTCCTGATCGCCTACGCGCACCGCCCGACGTTCTATCGGGTCAGCGCCCGGATCAATCGGCGCTACCCCGAGCACAAGATCAAAGCTGATCCTGCGCTGAAACTCCGCAACGGGTGCGAAATCATGGCCGAGTGCATCCTGCTCGACTGGAAGGGGGTGAAGGACGGCGACAAGACGATTCCGTTCACGACCGACAACGCCCTGAAACTCCTGATGGAGATCGAGCCGTTCCGCGAATGGGTCGCCGAGACCTCCCGCTCCCTGACCGAATTCCAACAGGAGGCAGACGCGGAGGACGCGAAAGCCTTGAAAAGCGGCACTGGCGTGGAGTCTTAAGTGGGGGAAGGATGAATCGTTCCTACGCGAACTCGAAGAGGACGGTCGGGAAGTCCCGGCGCTTGCCGAACGACCGTCACTCACGGGAGTCCAAGACGCGGCCCTCGAACTGTTCTGGATGCTCTCAGCCGGGCGTCCAGTCGCGTTCGGGCCCGGACCGATCCCGGCCTCGGACATCCTGATGGTGGGGGAAGTTCACGGTTTTCCCCTGCCGTGGTTCTACCGGATGATGCGGGCGCTGGATCACGAATTCTTGCTCGACTCGATCGACAAGAAAAAGTCGAAGGAGAAGGCCGCCCCACCGCCGCGCCGCAAACGATGACCTGTTGCGGCTGGTGCCCCAGCGGGCTATCAGTCCGCCATGGACATCGCACGCCTCGGGGTCGCACTCGATCCAGCACCATTCATCAAGGGCGAGAAGGAGACTCGCGCCGCCATGGACCGCCTCAAGCAAGGGGCCGGCGACATGGCGACAAAGATGGACCGCGACGGCAAAAAGGCCGCCGGTTCCTTCAACGCGATGATGAGCGCCGCCCGTACGGCCGCGAGCGGGATTCGGTCCGCCTTCGATGCAATGTCCAGCGCGGTCGGAGTGTTCTCGCCAAAGCTCGGGTTTGCCTTGCAGGCGATGCGCGGTTTCGCGGGCGCCACGGGCGCTATGGTGTCCGGCCTCAAGAACGCCGCCAACGCCGCACAGGGGGCAGGGGGAGGCTTCCGTGCGCTCGCCGCCGCCCTCGGGTCGGTAGCCGCGATCGTCGGCACGGTGACGGTTGCCATCGGGGCATTGCTCGCCGTCGTGCTGCCGCTGGTTGTGGCGTTCAAGGCGGTGGGTGCCGCGTTCAGTATCTTCTCGGACGGCCTGCGTGGAGCCGCCTCGTTCGAGACTCTGAAGATCCGGTTTGCTGGTGTGCTCGGGTCGATGGAGGCCGCCGAAACCCGGATGAAGGAACTCGCCAAGCTCGCCGCCGACACGCCGTTCGAGCTTGAGGGTATCGCGAACGCCAGCCTGACCCTCGAATCCCTCACCGCGGGCGCCTATTCGTCGACCGCCGCCCTGACGGCAGTGGGTGACGCGGCAGCGAAGTCCGGCCAGCAGATCGATGTGACGGCCGAACAGATCGGGCGCATCTACGCGGGCCTGAAGACCGGGGTTGGGTTCGACGATCCGCTCCGCACCCTGACCGCCAAGGGGGTGTTTGCGCCTGAGGTCTACCAGCAACTCATGGCGATGAACAAGGAGGGGGCGAAGTTCGCCGATATGTGGAAGATCATCACCGACCAACTCGATCGAGCGGGCGGGTCGATGCAGAACCTTTCCGTGTCGTTCGAGGGTCGGGTCTCGACCATGAAGGACTCATGGGACGAATTCAAGCGCACCCTCGGGGAAGCGATCCTTCCGGCCGCCACCGATGTCGTGAAACTGATGACCGAACAGATCGGTCGCCTGACCGAGTACGCGAAATCCATCCAGCCCGAGATTCAGGCGATGGCCGATCAGGCGGTGGCATTCGTCCGCGTGCTGGGGAAGGAAGGCGGACTCGAAACCGCCATGCAGGCGGCCGGTGACACGCTGGAGCGAGCCCTTGACGAAGGTTTCACCGCGACGGCGACGAAGATCAATGCGTGGATCAAGGAGAAGTTCGGGATCGACCTGATGGGCGCGGTCGAGCAACTGTCGACGGCCAAGGTCTGGGACACGATCGAGAACGACATCATCCCGCGAATCGGCAAGGCGTTCGTGAACGCGATGATTAACGCCATCCTCGAAGGCCTGAATGCCGTCGGGGAAGCGATCCATGGGATGTGGGACAAGGTCACCTTCGGGATCGGTGGAGCCTATCGGCGCGGCGCGGAAAGCCTAGGGACGGCAGCGGTGGGGGCAGTCCAACAATTCAACACCCCGGCCCTTCCGGCGAACGTCGTGGGGGATTCCGCCAGCGCGGCGGCTTTCATGGCCGACCTGCCATTCACGGCCGACGACACCGTGCCGGCGGATGGTGCCAGCGGGGCAGAACTGCTTGCCCCGTTCGAGCAACGGACATCCGAAAACACGAAGGCGCTGAACAACCTGAACAGCACGCTGGATTCGATGCTCGGCAAAGCCCCAAAAGATTCCAGCCCGGTGATGCTCCGCAAC